CCGGCTTCCTGGCCGCCATTATATAATGTACCACTCATTAACATGTAACCGCTGTCTAGGTACCAAGTTGCGGCTAGCGAGCCGGTACCGTGCGCGCTGAGGGTCCCGGACTGCGCCAAAAACAAGCTATAAGCGCCGCCATTTGACGCCTCGGTGTTCGTCGGAGTATTTGAGAGTTTCCAGCCTGCGGCGCCAGCCGTTGTAGCTTTGCTATGAGCAACTCCAGCCAAGCGAATAACCGTAAGTGGGGCATTGTTTTTCAACCATGCTTGTGCTGCATAGGCAGCATATGTCGGGGCTGCTTTGTTTCCTTCCCTATATACATCGTTTGATTCGCCGCCTGGATGTGGATTTCCAAACACATCTATAAATTCAGAAAACGAATTAACTTTGACCGGGCGGAGCGCCGGGCCTCTAACCGTGTTCCCAATAACCACCGGACCAACTGCTAATTCATCAGCAACGGAAGGTAAATGAGAATTGTCGATTTCGTTAAGGAATACGCCAGGCGATACGAATCGAAACTTTCTAGAAATCAGATTGGCCATTATATATCTCTCCTATTTCATCTCTCACAAATGTAGAGTATCATTCCTTAATAAATAGTATAGGGTATTCTCAACCTCCACAAATAAATATAAAATAACCCCCCCATCCCAAAGAGACAGGGGGGTTACAGGTTGTCTTAGCCAAAAGAGGCTAATCCTCTATTGACTGTGCACTTATAGGCTTGGGAAAAATCAATTCCATATCCGGAGTTGTGTCCTCATCAGTTATTTGTCCAAGAATTAGTTTTTCTCTTCCAATACGGACCTCGACTGCGTTCTGTCTACGTACAAAGAACGGTTGTTCCTCGTTCTTATCCGCCCCGAACACATACGCTAGCGCTTTCACGTTTATCTTGCTGGCATACTGTCTTTCTTCTTCACCCAAAGATGCGATATTGTTTTCCTGTGAGTAATCCTCTTCAATAAATCCTTCATATCGATGACCTGAACGTCCAAATGAAAAATAATTAACGCCCCCAGTCTTTACCATGAAAGGAGAGAGTATTTCGTTCATTTGTTGTTGATATTCAGTGCGGATCGATATGGAGTATGTTATATCTAAATAAACCGGTATCGGTATCGAAATCGACTCGTAAACAACTTTCTCATTAGTCCTAGGGAAGTTTATACCCCCTCTTTTGACATCCTGAGAGCCATCGATGTTCCCATATCTCCTACTTGAATCCGCATTTGCAAAATTTGACGTCTTCTTTTGATTAATTTGCTTAGATATTGTTATGACGCCGCCCTTTGCGTCCGGATGAGGGGGGATATTGGAAAATACTACGCCCTTTTTGGATAGGCTCTTAATAACCGACGTACGTTCAATCGTAATTATTGGAAGAACCAGTGTCCCTTCATTATCTCTCAATCCCTTCTGCTTCTTTATTTGGTAAGCTCTCTCAGATGACACCCAAATTACCGGAACTTTGGTAAAACCCTTGTTTGTAGTGCAGAATACGTCGATTCTTTCATTGACCCAATCAAACATGGCTTGATCAATCGTTTCTAGGTTAGAGGGTTGAAATGGTATTTCCTCCATATGATCATGGGAAGCTGGAACTTGGGCGTATCTATCGTCACGCATAGTTCTTCTAGAAAATTGGAATGTCTCTCTTTTACTTCGCATTGAACAGTCCCTCTCTTGCTCTTATACATTTGGCCACGATCTCCAACTTGTGACTCTCGTGACCAAATATAAGCTTCGGCTCAGCCAACGTAACTATTTCATAATAAAGTTTTTCATATTGAATAAAATCACCCTCTCTAACAAAGAGATCTTGATCTTCAGTTAATCTCTTCTTATGGAAGTGTATATTGAGGCTGGATCTTCTGTCTATACCGTAATTAGTTGACTCAGTGCTGTGCCCTTCCCATTCTACCAACGCATACACTAGAATTGGTGGGAGAAAAGTCTTATGCAAAGCTTCCCCATATAAAGGATGATAGTTTGTGTGTTCCAGATCTATTGGAAAATAAAGTACCGGTTGGCCGATTACTCTCTCTATAAGCTCATCGTTGACTTGCTTTACAAGATTCCTCTCCTTCTGTCCTGTAAACAATGCAGGAGGTGGCTTACTGGGTTGGTCCCATTTATTATCGGCCATGAATTATCACCCCTGATAGATCCCGTATGGTATTTGAGTAAGGGCTTTATTCGCATTCTCCATAGTCGTAGCATCTTGCTCAACCAACTTGGAGTATGTTAATTCATCAAGCACGGTTTTCAGTTCTTCTCTTAATTTGTCCTGCTCTTCGCGAGCCTGAGTGACCAACTCTGACCCATTCAGAGTTACCGACTCACCCGGAATCGGAATTGTAGAGAATTTACTTCTTATCTGTCCAAGCATTTCTTTCGACAAAGATAAAGCAAACCTTCTTACCCACTGTTTGCCCATGCTATTGATCTTATCATAAGGCAGATTCTCAAATGGCAGGGTATTTAGGTTGTTTATGCCCTTAATACCAGTAGTGCTATTCGAATCGCTCTCCTCCCATGCATCTTTGGGAATTGAAAATTCAACCCAGACCTTATCTGGAGCGAAGCTCCCACTATCTGGGAAATATGGGAATATTCTTAAATTATTATTGACAATCCTATAAGACCAGTGTGAAGTTCTGGTGTAAAGTGCGTCCTCAAACGCCATGGCCTGCAATTTGTTCTGCCAAACAGGTACTATTTGAAATGTTGAGTCGTCGGCAAATTGACCGTAGGTGGACATGTTTCCTAGAACATTTATGCCACCATAATAGCCAAAGAATCTCCACATCGCATGAGGAGTTTTATAATATACTTTCCTTATTATTACTTTTTTATTTCCAATCCCACTAAAATCAACTGAATCACCACCATCATTTTCACCTGTGGAGGAAGCTGTGGCCAGAATCTGTTGCATATCGTAATTTTGCACACCATTCGTAGGCGTGAATGAGGCTGAATATATTTGCTCTGTTCCTCCGGTGTTTGTTTCCGCCGAAGTTAAGTCTGCGACTCTCTTTGGGTATGAAATTTCAAACCTAGGATACGCTAATTCTACTTCTTTGCCTTTGAGCGTCTCGCCTGAGTTGATCTGACCATCTTGATCAAAGGAGGCAGTGGTATTCCCAAGTAAACTCCCTAAAGAACTTTTTGCCTGGTGAAGATTGACAATGTAGGAATACTCAAACACAGCTTCTTCATACGCGGTGTATATTTGAGTATGATCCAACTCAATGTCTAGAACATCCCCGCCTAATTTTTTATAGGTATAGGAAACCTGATCCACCGCACCAGAAACAAAAGCATCCGTAGAATACACACCATACGGCAAACTAGAGACAACATCCCCATGGGTTCCCGTTGATGGTAATATAGAGTTGCTGGTTTTACTAGCTGGTCGTAATGTCGGCTGCGCCATAATTAATTCTCCCTCCCAGTAATTAGTTGTAGATTTTTATATAGATAATAAAAAACCCGCCCCGGAACTTTCCAAGGGCGGGTTCAAAGCCAATTATCGCTTTTTCCTATCGATTAGGAGGCTGAGCCACCTTCACCGATGAGGCCACGGACGAGTACCAGACCGTACATATCGGGTCTGACCATCTTCTTGGCATAGCGGGTCATGACACCCTTGCGAGGCACGAAGTCCTCAGGCCCGAAGATAGTTGGCGTGACCTGTAGAGGCACATACGGTGCATATACATAGCCACTCTCTAGGAAGCTGTTTCCTCTGCGTCCAACCAGCATGACGTTTCTTGGGAAGTAAGGGTCAACCCAAACATCGAACTTCTTGCTGAGCTGGCCGGTTCGGACAGCACCTAAGTCGCCTTTATCATTGTCTGCGGTGATATTAGCACGGAAACCTGAGGTAAACTCAAGCACGTTAGCTAACTCGGGGCCACAGACCACGAAGTTGGCGCCACCTCTGAGAGTCTTACGATGGATTCTAGCAGAAACCTCATTAACGGTTTCAATTAGAGTCTCATACCACTCAGAGACAGTACCGGTGAAGTCAGGAGCCGATGCTCCTGCGCCCACCTCTTTGCCAGTCTCGCGGTTCAGGAACATACCTGGGGAACGCGACCAGTAAAGAGTGCCGGCCTTCGAGCCATTGATTAGATCCGAGAGGATCTCTCTATCAATCTCTAGAGCAATCTGCTCAGAGAGGATCGAAGTCAACTCAACCTCAGCATCGAGGTTGTGATAAGCATTCAAATCCTGACCAAGCTCAGGCGTCCACTTAGCCTTGAGCTTCTTGGTGACCGCGGTGACAGCCACGCTGTCGACCTTGATATCAATCTCTTTGATATTTTCTTCACCTTCCAGCTGCCATGGAGATCCACCTTTGACGGAACCAATAGCGTTGCTAGCCGCGAACGTATCTGCTCTTGGGTAGCTGACGCTGATGCTGCCGCCCTGAGCTAACGCAGCACCTAGGTCGGTTGCATCAGCAGACCCATCGACAGAAGCAACAAACACGAGCACGTGACCATTACCAGAACCTGAGAACTGGTTGAGTCTGCGCACCTGTCGTCCGCCGCCGACAGTACCGGAAGCAGCAGTGTTAATGGTAACACCAATCAAGTTTCCACCGTCGCTAATATCAAAATCAGTTAGATCGCTGACTGCGATTCGACCGATAGCGACGTTGGTCGTTCCGGACGTGAAGTCAGGATCGAACTGGCATAGCTTGTCAAATGTGTGTTGGGAGCCATCGACACCATCGAGTTCTGCTAGCGAACCAGTACCACCGAAGGTACCAGAAGCCAAAACCGTGATAGCTGCGTCAACGGAACCAGTCGGAGACGAGTAGCCGTTGTTAAGGTTGTATGGACCATCTTCGGCTGAGTCGCCGGTCAAGTCGACACCACCGGTTAACTGCGAAGCAACAACTCCACCACCGAATAGTGAATCGCTAGCCTCATAGCCCAAGTGATGGTTTGTTAATCCGCCATCAGTAGACACTACAAAGTCTAGGAAGAAAATGAGACCCGAAGGCAAGCTCATTGGCTGCACAGAAACGAGTTCATTTGCAATTAGCCCACCGAAAACACGGCGGACGATGGGGAACGCTACAGCAGCGAAACCTTCGACGTCACCAGCAGCCATGCTAGTCGACTCACGAAGAAGCTCTTTTGCTTGGTTCTCCAGTAGACGAGAGATACTATCTTTAGTACGCTCAGTACCTAGTCCCTCCAAGAGACCAGTTTTTTCCCATTTATTTCTCAAAGCAGCACCCTCTTTCGAAACGTCTCGATTGACGATGCCCTCTGTTAGTTTATCCAGAACTGACATGTTTAATTTCCTCCTTTTCAAGTAATTCCAGCTAGTTTCTTCATCCTGTCCGCAAAATTGTGGTCAGGACGGCCCGTGTCTCGATCGCGAGTACGAGCTAGTAGAACTGCAGAAGAATTTCTTGAAACAGCTTCGCTAAGTGATTTAGGCTCACCTTCTTTGAAGGAACTCCCCACTGCGCTCTGAAGGGTTTCAAAAACTACCTTCGCCTCTTCTACCGAATTAGAATTTTGAATAGACTCGACAATCTTATTTTTTTGTCGCTCATTCAAGGAGTTGTTAGACAAAATTCTGTTTGTATACAGCAACTTAGCGTTGCTAACATTTACCTCATTAAGCTTGTTGGTTAATTCATAAACCTTAGCTTCGTAGTCCTTATTGAACTTTCTAATAGATTCGGCCGCGTTGACAACTCTTTTGTTCTCTTTTTGGAGTTTGTCAACAGCGGTTCTTAATTCCTCATTTTCCTCGGCAACTTCCGTGTCCTGCTCTCTTGCCAGTACTGCATCTTCAGCCTGGTCTAGAGTAGCCTGCGGTGTGCCGGCCCAGCCAGTTCTTTGTGGCTGTATATCTACTACTAATTTTTCTACGATCTCGTCAATCTCTTGTTCAGAGATTTCTACTGCTTCCTCTTCTTCGACCAACTCTTTCATCATCTCTTCAGTTAACTCAAATTCCTCTTGGTCTCCGAGAGGCTCAGAATCTTCTAAGCCAGAGGCCAATTCTTCACGATCAACCATATCGGTCTCATCGCCCTGCATTTTGTCTTCAACCCCGGAACGTAGCGAATCCAGATCTAGTTTGACCATCTCATCGCTACCAGATTTTACTTGCGCATCTAATTGATCCACTTTCTGTTCAACGTCACCTAAAGCAGCTTCTGCTCCAGAAATAGCGCTTCGTAGTTGCTCGATGTCATCAGAAGAAACCTCGCCGGCTGAATGACTAGAGGGGAGTTGATCTTGTACACCCTGATCAAGTTCTGAATCTCCTTCGAGGGGCTCTTCGGCAGGTAATTCTTCACCAGCAAGAGCTAATTCATCATCCAAGCCCATATCATCTTCAACTTCCAAAAGTGAAGAAACGGCTTCTTTGATTTCATCAGAATACTTATCTATCACAGTTTGCTCCGCACTTTTTAAGGCAGCTTCCCTTAATGCGCTTGCGTCTACTATCGCTTGTTCTAACATTGAAGACATGTGGTCTCTCCTAAAATATACCTCAGATCACTATTAATTAGTGTTTCAGTTTTATAAATACCTTTTTTTATACAGATTATCTAGCATGTACTAGAATGAGGCCCCATAAAGTTTAATAACAAACTTGCCCGAAGCATACGTCCCACCCGAACCGCCGGCGGCATCGCCGGCGGCAAGGTGTAGGAAGTCGTTGACACAATTGGTTAAATCAGTTGTTCCCATGCCCATCACGGCTGCAGATGTCC